GCGGTAAGTTAGGTAGACCTACGAAAGGTCGTTTTAGTACTTGTGGGTGTATCCTGAATGTAAAGAACCGCTTTAAAAACCAAAAATGTCCAAGAGGAAAGTTTTAGATTATGAGTAAAACGATAAAAGATTATTTCTCTATTAAAGAGTTAGTAGACGAAGAGGTGTTTAACAGATTTGGTAATGGTGCTTGGAAGTTTTTAGATGAAAACTTATTAGAGTGTTTATTCATTATTAGACATAACTTAAGGAAACCTATAACGGTTAATAATTGGGCGTGGGGAGGTCAGTTCTCCCAGAGAGGGTTAAGACATAATAATAGTCCTATGGTTAAGAAAAAGACTAAGGCTTACTTATCAGCTCATATGTTTGGTAAAGCGGTAGACTTCGACGTTGAAGGAATGACAGCTATAGAGGTTAGAGAATGGATAGTTAATAACGCTGATTTATTTCCTTGTCAGATTAGATTAGAGAATCTACTAAACGGTAAGCCTATTAGCTGGACGCATTTAGATTGCATTCAAGACGAATCTAAGTCTAAAGTTTATCTTTTTAACGTATAAAACGTATATTAAAGTATGAAAAGTGATAATAAAAAAGGAAGAATAGCAGATGCTACAGAGGCAGAGAAAAGAATTAACAAAGCTGTAGAGCTTTTATTAGATGATAATTCAAGTAGAGCCGAGTGGGTTATTTACTGTAAAGAAGTTTATAATATAGAGTCTAGACAATCCGATGTTTATTGGGCGAGAGCTAAAGAAATTATTAAAGATAAGTTCTCTAAAGATAGAGATGCTATATTTGAGAGCCACCACGCTAGGTTATTTGCTCTTTATAAGAAAGCTTTAAAGGACGACGAAAAAGAAGTAGCTAGAAAAGCTTTAGCAGATATGGCTAAGTTAACCGGAGTAAATGAGCCTGATAAGAAAGACGTTACTAGCGAAGGAGAAAGAATACAAATTAACATTGGTGTAGAGTCAGACGAAGATAATGAGGAGTAAATTATTAGAAGAAAATAGAAGAAAAAGAAAGGAGCTTAGAACTAAGTTCAGCGCTATGCCTTTCGAGATTAGATATAGTAGCTCGTTTAGATACGTAGGAGCTAAATTTAGAAGAACTCGTACTTATGGCGAAGCCTAGTCTAAAACTAACAAAGAAACAAGCTCTAGCGTATAAATACTTAACCGATAAGGAGACAGTAGAGATATTATACGGAGGTGCAGCCGGAGGAGGTAAGTCCTTCTTCGGGGTTCTTTGGATTATTAATAATTGTTTTAATTATGAAGGGTCTCGTTGGCTTATGGGTAGAGCTAAACTAGACGCTCTTAAAAAGACTACTCTTAATTCCTTCTTCGATGTAGCTTCTTTGCTAGGTATAGCTAAAGAATATAACTATAACGCTAACGAAAAAACGATTACTTTTAAAAACGGTTCTCAGGTTATTCTAAAGGATTTATTCCATTACCCTTCAGACCCTAACTTTGACTCTTTAGGTTCGTTAGAAATTACCGGTGCGTTTATTGACGAGTGTAATCAGGTAGTAGAGAAGGCTAAAAACGTAGTAATGTCTAGGATACGTTATAAGCTTACGGACTTTGATTTAACTCCTAAACTCTTTATGACTTGTAACCCTGCGAAAGGTTGGGTATACGAAACGTTTTTTAAACCGGATAGAGAGAATAGATTACCTAAGCATAGAAAGTTTATACAAGCCTTATTAACGGATAATAAGCACCTTCATAAGTCTTACGCTGAATCTCTATCTAAATTAGACGAAGCAAGTAAGCAGAGGCTTTTATACGGTAACTGGGATTACTCCGATGACTTAGCTAAACTATTTGCTTATGAGGATATCTTAGATATGTTTACTAACGAGTTCGTAGAAGAGGGAGAGAAGTATATTACTTGCGATGTCGCTAGATACGGTAAGGATAAAACTATTATAGCTCTCTGGAACGGTTGGAGGTTAGAAAAGTCTATTGCCTTAGAATCGTCAGGAATAGACGTTACAGCTAATACGGTCCGTAAACTAGCTAACGAGAATTATATACCGATGTCGAGAGTAATAGCCGATGAAGACGGAGTAGGAGGTGGAGTAGTAGATATATTACGTTGCAAAGGATTTGTAAACAACTCTACACCTTTAAAAGTAGAAGGAGTTAAAGAAAACTTCGCTAACCTTAAAAGCCAATGCTATTTTAAGTTGTCCGATAAAGTAAGAGATAAAGAGATATACATTAAAGACCATTCGTTAAAGAAGGAACTAGCCGAAGAGCTAGATATGGTTAGACAAAAAGACTTCGATAAGGACGGTAAGAAAGCCGTAGAAGGGAAAGAAAATATTAAGATACTATTAGGACGTTCTCCCGATGTCGCTGATACGATTATGATGAGAGCTTACTTCGATTTAACCGGTACTAAGTCTTGGATAGACGATTTATATTAAAAATTAATCACGCTGAAAATAAGGGAGTTAGAAATTAATTATTGTCCCGAAAATTGACATTATTTGTGACACTAATTAAGAAAATATCTAAAAAAGTAAATAAACTATGAAAACAAAAACATTAGAAAACGGAACTATTTTAGAAGTTGGAAAGAAGTACAAAAAACAAGAATGGACTGAAGCTATTACTATAACACATTTGAGTAAAGAGGTTTTTATTTATGAAGATGGTATTAGCGAATATGCTGAATCATATAATTATAGCAACAGAAACTGGAACCTTCAACCATACCAAGAGCCTAAGAAAATGGTTAAGCTTTATAACTACGCTTACTTTGCAGGAGGTAAATGGCTACAATCACAAGAGTTCTTTAGAAACGATAAAGATTATGTTAGAAGATGTATTTATACAGATAAATTCATCCGATTAGACCATACAATGATTGAAGTAGAAGATTATGATTAAAAGATGTATTATAAATGATACAAAACAAGCTAAAAAGCGTGTTATTGACTGATAAAAACGACAAATTATGAAAGGATTAAAACTATGGGAAGTCTTAAAGGCTATCGACGAAGGTAAAAAAGTTCAATGTTTAAGTGGTTCAATTTGGCGTAATTATGATTACTTAGATTTAGCTTCATTAGAATTTAATTTTGATAAAGGCTTTAAGTTCAGAATCAAACCCGAACCAATAAATATTGAATGGATTACGAATTTTGACATTGATGAAAAAACAAGTGTTAAACATAAGATATCTTACAAGGTAGATGATTTAGGTAATCCTATGAAAGACACAATTAAAATAGAGAAGATATGAAAGTATTAAAATGGAGAAGATATGAATAGAGAGAATAAAGAAACTGATGCTTACTTAACTTTAGGGGAGATTAGATACAGAGTATGTGATTCCTTTATAAATAAAGGGTATAAAGAGGTTTGTTGGTTCGGGTATTTAAGTCTTTATGATGTTAAGTGTATAGTTAGGACTCTTTGTGCTTTGACTAAGTATGAAGCTAATGACTTAACTTATAGTAATAATGGAATATCAGTTAAAGATTGGTGGAAACAAAAAAAATGACAAACTAAGTGTATAACAAACCATTCAAAACAAGCTAAAAAGCGTGTTAATGTATTATAAACAATACAATTTAAAATAGGTTAAAAGACGTTCATTCATAACTTTATTTTTTAATGTTTAGAGAGGTTTAACCAGCCTCTCTTTTTTTATTAAGTCTGATTAGTAAAACCAACAAAAAACTGTTTTAAACTATGCGAAATTAATAACGGTATACCTCTATAAAATCTGAATAAGTATAAAACATCATAAAAAGCTAACTACTTAAATAATAGGTAGTTTTATCCTTTCGAACCCTTTTAAACCCTTTCGAACCCTTTAAAAGCCTTTCGAACTATTACGTAAGTCTTTCTAAATTAAAGTTTAATACAAGTTAAAGCTTAATATAAGTTTAAGTTAAGAGTAATAGTCGCGTGACACACAAGCACGGACTAACGTCCTACAAACTACAATTTCTATTTTAATCGATTTAAGACGTTTTCTAAGACTTAGTTAATAGATAATACTATTTTATATTTAAAGTTCGTTAGAACGTCTAAAAAGTACCTTAAAAAGAATTTATTTAATTAGGAATAAGTCAGAAAAGTTTAATATCTTTAAGTAATGAATATTAACAAGACTATACAAGAGACTCAATATAGCGCTACAGTAGAGCAGCTTACAAGCGTTGTAGAGTGGTATATTAGGGAAAAGAAAGGAGTAGATGTCAAGATTGATATGTACTCTGATTCTATTATAGGTAGAGGTAGGATAAACCCAGTACTATTTAGAGTCTACGTTAATAAGCTATTTAGAGCTTACGTTAAAGCATTAGAGTATTATAAAAACGATTATAAAAGTGATATCGATTAAAGAACACGGATTACCTGAGACGGACAGAACGTACTTAGTGTACTCTCCTCATTATGAACCTAAGCCATTCGAAGCTTATTTAGATGATAATGGAGATTGGCACGACGCTAGATTACCTAAGAGTGGTCTAGCTTTTATATTTTACGAGGTTTTAGAATACGAACCTATAGATATTATCGAAGATACAAGCGAACTATGGTAAAAGGACACTTAAAAAGAGAAGGAGAAAGGATAGACTTTACTATGCCTGAGAGTTGGAACGAACTAACTTTAGAGACTTACGAGAAGATAAACGAAGAAATGGACTCCTTAGAGATATTTTCTACGCTATCTGGATTAGACATCGAGCTAGTAAAAAGGTGCGACGTGCAAGAAATCGAATTTTTAGTAAGTCAGATTGATGTTTTATTCAATACTAAAGACCTAGAATCTGATACCGAACCGGTGGGAGAGTTCTTAATTAACGATAGAAGGTTTATAGTTCCTAGTGATATTAACAGTATTAAAGCAGGTCAATACTGGGATATTAAGAAGATAGAGGACAACTATAGAGACAAGCCATTATTAGCTATTAGAAAGCTGTTAGCGTTCTTTATATTAGAGGAAGGTAAGGAATACAACTACAAGGATACGGACGAGAAGTATGAGCTATTTAAACAGCTAGACGTATTAACAGCTTATAGAATACGTAGTTTTTTTTTGACCAATCTTCTCTTATCTATAAACGATTCGAACCTCTCTTTAATAAAGAGTACGAAGCTAAAGAACTTAAAGCGGGTTATGACGTTATTAGTAGGAAGTATGGTAGCTTACTTACCGTCTATAGTTTGGCTCAGGATAAAGCGATTATTAGCGCTATTTTCGGGGAAAAAGAAAAGATAACAGATTATAAAGTAGGAGAGGTTTTTACCTACTTACTGATTAAGCAAGAGAAAAACGAATGCGATATAAAATATAATAAGTAATGAATTTAAACACAGTACAAAATATCTTTAAAGACTTAGCTACTAAACATAAAGCTATTAAGACTTTTTACACGGGGTTGGCTTCGGAGTTTAACACAGACTTTGAATTAACTTATCCGGCTTTAGTAGTAGACCCGGTTAGCATAACTAAGTCAGCTAGAGAAGGGTTCTTTGTTAATAATTGGAATCTAGTAGTAGAGATTATAGATATATTATCAGATGAGAGAACTATGGACGAGGTTAATACTACCTTAGATTCTACTCAAAGGATATTAGACCAGATTATAAGCCGTTTTATTACGGACTTTAACGATACTATTTTAACCTACGATAACGAGAGCGAGAGAGCAGATTGGACTATTCAAGATAACTTTACCGTTTTACCTTTAATAGACGACGAGGATAAGAACCATACAGGGTGGCAGGTATCTTTTACAATAACCGAGCAAGTACGTTTTAGCACTTGTTGCAACGACGATGTATTCGATGCCTAGACCTTTTTCACAGACTTTTATTAGGGTTAAGATAGCCGGATTTGATATGATAGATGGTATTATAGATGACCTTAATAAAGAAAATAAGAACGCTACCGGAGACTTAGCGAAGTCTTTAAGGGTAGAAGCTTCCGAGTTAGGAGGTATAGTATCGGTTAGGTTTAAAGCTAAAAGTTATTGGAAGTTTGTAGACAAGGGAAGAAAACCCGGTAAACGACCTCCTATAGCGCCTTTAGAAAGATGGGTAACTACTAAGCTAGGAATAACGGACGAGGGTAGTGTAAGGTCTATAGCCTTCGCTATCGCTAATAAGATTAAGAAGAGAGGTATTAAACCTACTTATATCTTCAGAAATAATATAGATAAGTTTAAAGGTAACTTAAAAACCCTTATATTAAATAC